CAAGCTCAGGGGTATCTTACGTTCCAACCCCCACCCCTTTAGGGGGGTTGGAACACCCCACCTTCGAACACCCCTACCAACGTCAACATTTTACCTTCTTCTTTTCGGTAGCCTCTTGGAGAAAATCCGATGACCCCCACCAAAGACCACGCCGACTTCAGCACGTGGCTGAAACAAAACCCCGGACCCTTCCTGCAAGCCCTGGTCGACCAGTACGGCGGCTATAGCTCCATCCCACCCGACGCCTGGGCCGAATACGACCGTGCCCGCTGGACCTGGGAAAGCGCCCGCCGCGATAGGCTGTTCGGATCAGGCTCGTGGATGATGCTGGAAAAGCAAACTCGCCGGCGACGCTAACCAACCGAAGGGTCAAATCTGACCCGCCCGTTGGAGGAAAAGCCCCGCCACGATTTGCAAAAAACTTTTTGGGGAAAATCCGGCATGGGGTCGAGCCCGAGCGCGAGCTCGAAGGCCAAGAGACGTTCCCCTTTGGGTCCTATAACTCAATAGGCCGTTTGGTTATGGAGGTTATGGGGGCTAGGTTATGGGGTGGTTGAATGTAGGGCGGATGGGTGTCCGGGGAATAGGGATTTTGCAGATACCTACCTCCCCCCATCCGCCCCGTTAGGCTGCAACCCATCCACAGCCTAAACAATTCCGCTTGACAGGGGTCCAGTAGTCAAGCTTATTTACCACACAACGCAATCGAGGCAAAACGATGTCGCACGAAGTTCCGGAAACAGAATGCTTGGGGTGCGGTAAGTCCCTCGATGGGGCAACGGATACCAGTCTACTCGATGGTGCACCTAAGCCTGGGGATTTGACCATCTGCGTGTACTGCGGACACCTGATGGCGTTTACGAAGACCATGCGGTTGCGACAATTGACTAAGATCGAGACGGGCCAAGCGATCCGTCATCCCGAAGTACAGGCTGCGCAGAAGGCGCGGGTTCAAGCTCTCAGGGAACGACAGTAATGCCAAATCAGAATGCACGCTACGCAGCGATTGTTGCTTTCGGTCAGAAAGCCGGAAAGCGATTGGACGACGGTCTGTGCCCGCGCTGCGGCAAGCCAGCGCAGCAATTCCGCGACTGCACATCGGAGCGCGAATACGAGATCAGCGGTCTGTGCCAGAAATGTCAGGACGTGATTTTTGCTGAAGATTAAAATTTCCCAAAAAAAATAAAAAACAGAACAGAAAGGAACAAACCGTGAAACATCGTGAAACATATATGGAGGATTGAGCTGCACGCACGACCTAAGCCCAGCGCTTTGTGGGGGTGCTACTGTGACGGTGACCTGGGCTTCATCGTGCGAAGCCGTCACGCAGTTAGGATAGGCCGGTGCTTGGAGGCTACACCAAGCTAGAGTTGCGCTACCTTCAGCGGCATGAATGCGCTTGGTGTGAGCGGCAGATGCACAAAGATGGATGTTTCGCATTGTATGGGCAATGCGACGCTGAGACGCGTGAGAACCGCCGCCGAGACTGCCTGAAACACTACAAGCCAAGAAACAAAGGATAGGCTCAATGACTGATGCTGAAAGACTGGACTGGCTGGAACACGCAGCCCGTAAATCTTATACAGGCATTTCATTCGATTGGATACCCTCAGTCGAGGGCGAGCCATCTGGCTTCCGCTTCATGCGCCGTCACTTTATAGGCGACGCGGCAAAGTCTCTCAGGGCTGCAATCGACCGCGCTGCGCGGCAATTCAAAACCACATAACCAATTTGCTTAAAGAAGTCGCCGCCGGGCCTGGGTGAATGAGCGATCATTCCCCGGCGACGACTATCTGTAGCGTTATGCTACAGATCCATCAGTAACAAATTCCCAATTAACCATCCCCTTGCCCTTCAGTCCGATTTTCTCGGCGAGGGCAGGCGATAGATCAATGCCAGCCTTATTGCTTGGAACCTTGCCTTTGTTGGGACCGCTGGGAAGTGGCTGCTTTGCGTTGAAGCAGATTTCAGCAATCGGCCTGGACGTGCCGTCCACATACGCTACATCGTCGGTCGTCCATGGGCCTTTATCGGCAACCTGTCCCACGGCTGAGAGCTCACCGCAGTAAACCCGAACCATGGGCGGATTATCAGGGAACAGATCGAAGTTGAAGCTATACGGTAGCGAAACGAAATCATCGCGGTCGCCGTTCAACAACTCGTAGGGCGGATAGGCCGAATTGTTGGGGTCGTCCGAACCGCCAAATACCGTTGCCTCAATATCGCAATGATTGGCTGCGATTTCTGGTCCCTCAACTTCGTTGTGGAAGTCCTCGCCATTGATGACGAGGATTGCGTCGCCAATGACCTTGATGTCGAACTTGGCAATGTTCTTGCATTCGTCATCACCACGGACCAGAACGTCGTTGACATAGATCGTTACGTCACCTTCGATCTTACTGGTGATTTCGACCCGGCTGATTTCAGTATCTGGTGCGGTGGGGGGCTCGGTGGGTGGGGTCTCGACTGGGGGTTCGGGTACCCCACCTATCGACACTTTACCAATCACCTCGGCGATGCGTCGGCAGATCGTGTCGAAGTGTTGATTGTAGAGGTCAGCATCAACACTGCTGTCCACAAAGCAAACTTCAAGCAGGACTGACGGCATTTCCGTGCTGTTGAGGAAAAACAAGTCCGTGCGTTTCTTGGCACCGCGATTGAGAAAGGCCCCTGCCTGGGCGATTGCCAACGAGGTATCGGCGGCGAGCTTCTGTTGCGTGACGTAGAGCACTTCGGTGCCCATCGGCTTGGATGTTGTTTGATAGGCGTTAAAGTGAACGCTCACGTCGAAATCGCGGGTCTGCTTGTTGTGGAAGTTGACGATGGTGTTGAGGTTTTCGTTTTGCGATGTTGACGTGTCGTCGTGAAAGGTTTTGACGCCGACGCCGGCTTGTCGCCAGTATTCGGCGACTCGCTCCACCACCTTGCGGGCTTCGTTAACCTCATCGAGATACCCGGAGGCGCCTCTGATGTGCTTACCGTGACCGCTCGAAATAACGATGTTCATGGGGTCCTCCTAGACCTTGCCGCGAATGTCTTCGGCGCTGAAGCCGGTTTCTTTCGCCAACCGTTTGGCGCGGCGATTGTCGGGGCGGTAAAGCCCGTTCAGCCAACCGAAATAGGTCTGCTTGGTAATGCCCAGGCGCCGGCAACGGTCGATCAGGCTCAGTTCCGGCCATAGTTTGGACAGCACCACTGACATTGGCAGCTTCAGCCTCTCGCGCATTTTCAGCGCATAGGCCAAGGTACTACCGTCCGGATTGAGCTCGATCAATTGCTCGACCAGGGCCAGCGCTTGCCGTTGGCGTTCGATCAGCGGTTCGATTTCCATAGCCAAAAAGTTTCCTCTTGACTTGACTGGGTCAAGCAATATTATTCTGGCGTGAACGGAAACTCAACACAAGGAAAAACGCAATGGACGAACTGATGCAAGCTCACGCCGCCCTTCCCGCCAACGAAGCCGCCAACATCGGCAACGCCGCGAACGAAGACGCCGGCTTTGAAAAACTGCTGAAATTCAAAAAGGGTCACTACGAGAGCGACGGCGTAGAGGTTCCGCTCGGTACCCAATTCGTCGCCCACTGTGTCGGCTGGACCAAGTGCTGGATCAAGTTCCTCGATGGCAACGTGGCGGATCGCAAGATGTACCGCGTTGCTGATGGACACCGCCCGCCCGAGCGCGAGGAATTGGACAGCCACGACATGATCGGCGTGAAGGACCCCAGGAGCGGGCTATCGATGGACCCGTGGGTCTATCAGTACTTGCTGCCGCTGGAAAACGAGGCTGGTGATCTGGTGGTGTTCGTCACCAGCTCGATTGGCGGTAAGCGGGCGGTCGCGGATCTGTGCAAGTCCTATTCGCGGCGCGCGCAACGCACCCGCACCAGCGATGCGCCCGTCATCAAACTCGCCAGCGGCATCATGCCGTCAAAACTGTTTGGCGACGTACCGCGTCCGCTGTTTGAGATCGTTGGTTGGGACAGCAATAAAGAAGGCATTCGCGAAGTCAAGGCGCCCGAGACGTTGCGGCAGGAAATGGACGACGAAATTCCCTTTTAACGCCCTCGATGCGGAATGGTGTCGGTACTGGCGAATGAATGGAGGAAGTAAATGAAACTGATGCTCACCACTGCACTGATGTTGCTGACTGCGTCGGCATGGGCAGAGACTGTTCCCATGCCGCGCCCGCGACCAATGATGCCGCAGTTGGAGCGGCAATATTTCGATTACTGCGCGCAGAACTCGGAGGGTTGCAAGCCCATTAAAATTCAAAAAACGTGCACAACTCGCTGCGTGCCAAAGCCGACGGGTGGGCAGGACTGCACAACGAGTTGCATGTGAAACACTACGATTGCGATCAGTACACCGAAGATTGGAAGCGCTTGCGGATGGGCATTCCAACCGCAAGCAACTTCCATTTGCTGATGACGCCGGGCGGCAAGCCGACCTCGCCCGATAACAAAGAGCGCAAGCAGTATCTGTATCGTTTGGTAGCGGAGCGCATCTTGCAAATGCCGATGCCGGATCGTTTTGCCGGCAATCAATTCACCGAAGACGGACACGAGCGCGAGGATGCGGCGGCGGAATTATTTCGGCGGCTCGTCAGAAAGCATGATTTGCGGCCGGGCGGGTTCATGACCAGCGACGACGGCCGCATTGGCTGCTCACTGGATCGGATCATCGGTGGGTGTGAAGCGGTCGAGATCAAAGCGCCCGCGCCCTGGACGCATATCGGCTACATGATCGATGGTCCCGGTGATCGCTACCGGCCGCAGGTGCAGGGCCAATTGTTGATCAGTGGATTTAAGTGCTGTCACTTTTGGAGCTATCATCCGAATTTCGCGCCGGTGCATATCGTGACAGAGCCGAATGAACGCTACAGCACTGTGCTGCGGGTGCAGTTGGATTTGTTCTTGGAGGAACTGGACAGTGTCGAGCGCTGGGTGCGCCGACACGGCAATGTCGAGCTGGTAGTGCGGGAGATGAACGGTGCCGCGTAACAAGGACGAAGAATTTGATCAAGTCATCAAATTGGTAGCCGAGTTGGAAGCGTGGTTTGTAAAAAATCACTCGCCGCCCGAAATTGCGGTGAGCGCGATGGTGGGGATTATTGCCAACATTCTTGTGATTAAGGCTGCTGATCTTGATGGGTTACTTGATGGCATCAAGCTGACGACTACCGGGCTGCGTTCGGTGGCGACAACTTTGTGGACGGATCGACATGAATAACTTGCTTGTTGTTATACG